ACCCAAAGAGGGGCACTCACGCTCAAGCGAGTGCCCCTCAATGTCACCGATATTCCCAGACGACCTTCTCCACGGGTTCTACGCGCCGAAAAACACCATCCCATTCGTCTCCACCGTACGACGATGCTGTCCCCGTCTTCTTGTAATGCAGGACTTCACCATCGATGTCCGATGTGACCTTGAACACGATGCTCAGCTCGTCGCTGTCCATGTTGCCGTACGAATCGTACTCCTTGTCCTGCACCGCCACAACCTCAACGTTCAGGACGCCAAGGATGACTTCGTGCGACACGCCCTGCGCATCGTAAGCCCACCAAGCCCAAGCCTTGTTGTACCCCTTCTGCCGATCAGCGTACGTCAGGAGGATGGCCTGAAGCATCTCCGGTAGCAGTTCTGCGGTGATCTTCATCAGGCCCCCACGTACACAGTGATGGTGCGCTGCTCAGGGAATGCCTCACGCAGGGTGCCTTCGTACACACTCCCATCACCGTACGACGCGTAGTACCCATCGATACGGAAGAACTGTCCCGTTGCCAGGGTCTTCACGACGACATAGATTTCCTCGCCGTGACCCTCGCTGCCCGGATCGGACTGTACGACCTCGACGCCCCCAAGGACATCGTAAACCCTGCCAACCTCGTCCTCCGCGACACTCCACTCGAAATCGATTTCGTAGGTGCCCTCAGATTCCACGACGAAGGTACCATCGGGGTTCTTCACACGCTGATACAGCCCGTCGATCCTGTCGTACTTGTAGTGAACGTACGACTCCTCCCACTGGAGATTTTCGAGCGCACTCTGAACCTCGTGCGCCGTGAACTTCTCTGTCATCACTGTCCCTTCCTTCTGTGTGCAACCAACTTGTGTGCGTTGTCCTTGTGCCTCTGCACGTAGTCTACGTCAGCGCGAATGTAGGTGTCAAGGTTTTCCACGATAAACCTTGCGCTGCGCCCCTTCGTCAAAGACACGATGGTCTTGCGCAGGGCCTTCAGGTACGCGGCCCCAGGAGAGCACGTGTAATCCGAAGGCACAACCCAGCGCTCCAAGGCAGTGGCGTAGATTTCTTCGCGGAACAACTTGATCTGAGTGTCCAGGGGCGCAGCCCACACCTTGCGCATGTCGATCGCCACCTCTTCGCCGTCCTTGTTGAAGGACTCGTACAGAGGGTGATCACCATATGACACGGAGTAGTGGATGCTGTCGTGATCCCACTTACGTGGCACCGCATCGTCAAAGAAATCCGCCTTATCCATGTTCAAATCCACACGCTTCTTGCCGTGCTTCTGTTCCCACACCTTGTACAACACAGAGTGCAGGTCAGGGATCAACTGCGCACCGTGACGCTTCAGTGACAGGATGTCATGAACGTGCTTGGACCATGTGTTGTTCGGCAAATCCCAATACGTGTGCGAGACCTTGATGGTGTACAGCTCGTCCAAAGTAGCGACACGCCACGTGCCTCGCGCCCAATACTCCGTCAACCTGTCATCCCAAAAAGCGTCAACCTTCACAGTACCACCAAGTGGGGTCTCCGGAGACACATACACGTCGACGTCCTTGGGCCTGCGCCACTCGTCGCCAAGGTGATAGTGCGCTGCGGTGCTACCGATCACAAGGTACACTATGATACACAACCTTCCCATCTAGTTTGTAGCGACGTGCGCCCTTGTACATTTTGCACGTCTCCTGTGCTTTGACGTACGCCACTCTAGTCGAGAAGAGGTAGTGTGTCAACACCCATTCGAGGTCTTCGTCGCCCTGTATGTTCAGCACCCACTGTGGCATGTCGAACACGTAGCGTCTGCGGATGATTGCGGCGCTAAGAATCCTCGCCCCATGAATCCCAGACATGTTGCACGCGCACACGGCGTCTATCTCCTCTTGCGAAACGATGCCATCGCTGAGCGCAATCTGCAAATGGGCACTGCCAATAGCAGACCCCGTCATACACATCGGACAACTGCACTCCAATGAGCCGAGAGTAGTATCGCGGGCCATCAGCCACTGACCACGGGCCATAACTTCCGGCTTCGAGATATTCGCGTGGGATCTCAGAGGCACGCCAGTCGCCGCCACACTTAGGGCACTCAAGTTCGTCCCCTCCAATCATGTCATCCGACATACGATGCCTCCACCTCACGCCACGACGCAGCCTCGCCCTGTGCCGCGAAGTTCATAGCGTAGATCGCCCCATCCTTAGGGTACTCGAAGGCCCACGAAGGCTCCCACTGCGCGTCCTCCTCATTCCACCAATACATGATCAAAGCTTCGTCATCAAAGCGATAGTAGGCGATGCCGTACGCATCCACCAACTCGAAAAACCTCATGCCGCAACCTCCTGCCAGTCGTCGATGATGTTCTTAGTGCCCTTGGAGCGCACCGTCCCACTTGAGTCTCTGAAGACGTAGCCCTCAGCCCAAGTCTTGCCGTACACTTCTCCCGTCGCCGAGATTGGTACGTCAATGAACGTCCCGCTCATGATCTTACCTACAGTATGGGCTACATCCTGGGCGATGTCAACAGGGGCTTGGAACAATACCTCATCGTGCACGGGCAACAACAGATAGTCATCAAGTCCGCCCTTGCTCAGGTCGATGAGGGCCTGCGCCAAGAGATCACGCGCGATGCTCTGCACGCTGTAGTTCACGGCGGCGTACTCGCGTCCCGAATCCAAAGGTAGGAATCGGCCATGGTGATTCAAGATGTAACCACCGTTCATGCGTTGCTGACGCTGCAAGTCCTTCGCGAACGCGGGAAGCTCGAAATATGCATCTTCATAAGCGCGGATGGCGTCCTTAACTTGATCAATCGGTGCCCCCGTCTGGCGAGATAGCGTTGCGGCGCCACCACCGAAGACCTTACCAAACCCAATGCCCTTACCCATGCTTCTTTGGGCCTTCGTGAAGTCATCACCATACACCAACTGTGCGGTGTAGTCGTGCAAGTCAATACCGTTTGCAATCGCATACTTCATCTTCGAAATGTCCGCCAACCCAGCCAACACGCGGAACTCCACTTGATCGTAGTCCGCACTGCCGATGACATAGCCTTCGTCGGCGATGACTTGGCGACGAATGATCCACGCATCGTCACCACGCGAGGGGAGTTGCTGAAGCGGAGGGTTAGAGATGGACATGCGGGCTGTGCGCGCCTGCAATGAGTTGATGTCAGGGTGTACGTGATCCCTGAAATCCCTCGCGCTCAGCATCGCCTGCGCGTATGCCTTCTTCCACTTCCTGGCGCGCTTGCTTTCTACGATGCTCGATAGCAAGGTCTTCACGTCGATGGGCGTGTTGACATCCTCAAGCAAAGCCTCCATGACGGCCTTGTCCGTCTTGGGGTTGCCTGACTTCGTAAACTCCGAAGGACGCCATCCCTTAGCAATCAACAGATCCCCAACTTGCTTCGGGGAATTCATGTTGTCAAGCCCAAGGCCCTGTGTTGTCACAACCCCGGCTTGGAAGCGACGCTCAAGCTCACGCACCAAATATTCGGAGAACTTGACATCCACGCGGAAGCCTCGGCGCTTCATGCGTGTGGTGACACGTTGCACTTCATGCTCAAAGCGCGCCAAGCGCCCAAAGCCTTCCTTGTTCACCATACCGCGCAACTTCTTATGCATCCTCGATCCATAAATGCAGTCCAAGCCAGCGTACAGGAGATACGTGCGATTCCACACGTCAATCTTCTTCCACCCTGTCTTGATGGTGCACCCAATCGCGTGGAACTCAGCCTTCAGTTCGTCTTGGGCATCCTTAGCCTGCGGATCGACGTGCGCCTTCGACAATTCCTTCAGCGCATGCCCCACGCCCCCATCCATCTTGCTGCGAGGGTCTAGGAGATGCGAGAGGATGCGCGTGCAGTGATAGTTTTCTTCGGTGAGGTGCAGGGGCATGAGGCCCGTGACGTCAAGGGCGAGCACATCGAAGGGCGCGTTGTGAATGCTGACACCCTTCTCGAAGGCAATGTCCAACAATAGCTTGGCGCGCTTATCACGTACGGAGCGCAGGGGGAGGACGTACGCCGTGCGCTCATCCCCAAGCTGAACCGTGCGCACCCTGAAGTCTGAAGCGAAGTGATTTAGGTCTGTGGTCTCTGTGTCGAGTGATAGGTCGTAGGGGTTCGCGTTGCGCACAAACTGCACGGCCTCAGGCAAGTCGTCGTCATGTTCGATTACGTTGATCATGACTTCTTCCCCGGCAACGCGGTACGGTAGTCGTAGCATGTTCGTCCTTAGCTTTCGTGTCCTGCTCTTTAGGCAAGGTTCGCACGTGCGTGTGAGTGTATCACGCTTCGGCCTAGCGCGCAACATGATGGGAGCATGTAGGTATGTAGGTTTAGAGCCTCGAAAAATATTGCTCCCCTGTGCGCATGCGCGCATGTGTTTATAGATAAATATTTTACCATACATACCCTTCATACCCTACATAAACCCTATGTGACCTGCGATGTTATCTAAACGTAACATACATAAACCCTACATGCTCCCTACATATGTACGGACATGAAGAAGGGAGCCACCACACACAGTGATGACTCCCTTACTCTCAGAACATCTCCTTCACTTCAGCCAACTGATGACCATCTGCTGAGTCAGGCTTTAGCGACCCTTCGGAAGCATGCGAGCGCACGGCAGGGATGGCGTTGTTCGCCGCCAACCCAATAAAGACGATGCCGTGCATGGTCCTCTTCGTGTTGAACCCGCGCTCCTCAAGGGCTGCCTTGAACGCCTTCTGCGAGAGCATGTCGCGCTCGCTGTAGCCCTGTGTCAACGCCCACTTCTTGTAGAGAGTGAACGTCCATGCGGATGGCACCTTCTTGTTGTCCTCAGGCGCCAACCACCCACCGTGCTCCGAAGCATCAATAAACCCGCCTAGGATGTCCGCTGCCTCACGATACTCCTGTGTGGCTGTGCGCACCCTCGAAGGCTCCTGCAACCCACTGGCATACCATTCCACGGCACCGCGCACGGCCCATGCAAGAATGCCTGCGGCTTCAGCCATGAGCGTAGCGGCGAGGCCATGATCACGCTCGTGAGGCTCGAAGAATCGCGTCCATGGCACGAGCTTCACACGACGCCAGATGCCTTCGTCGGCCCCACGAATGTCGGGCTTAGCATTTGTTGCCATCTGAAGCAAGAAGTTCGGGTAGAACTCAATGTCATTCTGATGCAACGCGCGCGCCGTGATCAGGTCCCCACTTGCCATCCTCTTGATTTGGGCTTCGTCAATAGATGCACGAGCGTCTGCCTCGTTGACTGTGACAAGACGGGCACCGCGCAGCCGCACCAAATCGGGTCGTGCTCCACCAGCTCCATTCGACTTACGTTCGAAAGAGGACCAGTCTGAAACTGTGCTAATGCTTTTGAACAATGATCGCAGAGTATCAAGAAAGATGGACTTTCCATTGCTACCCCTTCCATAGTGAATGGCCATGGCGTGCTCACTGATCTCGCCAGTGATGCCATAACCCACGAGCCTCTGTAGGAACGGAGGCATGTCATCCATATCAGGCATTACCTCACCAAGGAACTGCTCCCAGCGGGGTGCCCTAGCCTCAGGATCGTACTCCACGTCCACGAGTTGAGTCATGTGCAACTCGGGGCGATGGTCGTACAGCATTCCTGTCCTGAGGTCCACAACTCCATTCCTCACGGCCAACAAATGCTTGTTAGCATCCAAGTCATCGGCCGTTAGGCGAATTGTGTACGTGGCCTGCATCAATGCCATGGCGTTGCGCAAGCCTGAGTGCGAAAGCGAATACTGAATGTGCCGTGCGGCAGCCTTCGTGCTCGCTCCCACCTTCAACAACTCAGCAAGGTCTTCGTACAAATATTCCTGTGCTTCCTTCACCATCTGCAATACGCTTGCCGAATTCTCATTCTCCGGCATCCAAACCATGCCATTCCACACCAACCATCCAAGGCCCTCGCAATAACGAATTCGACCCTTGAAAATGTCGACGAGGCGATTGGCATTGCCAGCGTCCGTGAGACGTTCGTCGTCAAGAACATCCGAAGATGCTTCGTAGTTCGTCACCTTCAACCATCCAGGAGTAGTCTTGCCCTCAGCATCAGTTGCGCGCGGAGGGATTGATACGCTAGGATGGGGTCGAGGTGTAACCTCGGCGAACTGCCAGGCGCGCTCTACCTTGCCCGACAATCCCTTCAGCGTGTACGGGAGCCTTCGTGTGTAATCCTTGACAACCTCGTCCTGTGTGAGCACGCTGTCAGGCACCGTCAGGCATAGCTGAAACGAGCGCACCATCATGCGATACGCCACGTCGTCACGGGTGCCCTCAGGAGCATCAGCGGCTTCGCGCACGTTCATGCGATGCCACCTGATCACATCGGGCCACTGATCTTCAGGATACTGATAGTGCGTCTCGGGGACGTCACGATCAATGGGCAGGATCTTGTTCAGGATTCCTGCGGGGAGGTCTTCCAATAGTCGAGGGTCAACGATATCGTACGACCCATCGTCAATTCGGGACGTAGGTCCCACAATGTACGCAGCATCCGCTCGCACATCAATTCCAGGTCCGAGCCTTCCAACGGAATTTCCGATGTGATCGACGCCGTCAGGGTATCGGAAGAGAAGGTGCATTCCACCTGAACGTGTCCTGTGGGTTCGAGTTCGTACCTCTCGGCCCGCGAGAGCATCAACGGCCTCCTTAGTGCCTCCATGCTTCGGGTCAATGTCGATTGCTACAATGCCTGACGCCTTCCCCGTGACGATGCCGATGTTGTTGGCCTCGTCTTCAAGCTCAGGCATGAAGTCTTCAGAATCAAGTTGCGTCCACGACAAATGACCTGTACGGCCTTCGTGTGGACGCTTCGAGTTGTTCGCCAAGGGGAAGAGGACGAACCCCTCCCCCATCAGCTGTGTAATTGTCTGCTTGCGCAGGGTCACTTGCTCCTCCTTTTGCCACAAGGGCAATGTGCGACGCGCTCAGGCGTGAGGACGTATGGGCATTCTACATGCGGCCTCGCGGTGTGTCAAACCTGACGCTGACACTTAGAACACCAATATCCTCCCTTCGTGGTCTTCCACAAAAACGTGCCGCACACAGGGCACCGCTTGCGTGACTTGCCCCTCAAATTCATCTCCACTTATCCCTTCTCCTACGCTTACCCCTGCGGTGACAGTCCAAGCATACACCATCCTTCCAACCGTACGCCCTGTCAACTATCTTCGTGCACAAAGGACATCGCTTTGACATAAAGATCCTCTCGTGATATGATGACGTCGAATGGAGGCGAAAATGAAACTTTACCTAACAGAACTAATCCATATCACCACACCTGGTGAGAATATCATAGCACTTGATGCCTTGAGGGTCAAGTACGGAGAGCCAGAACGCGATGACCGAGGATCATACTTCAACGTCGATGACGAAGTGGTGTCGTTGCTGCCAAAGGGTACTACCTTTAGGCTTGATGAGCAAGGATAAGGGTAAGAAGGACGGATACAAATATTTGTGCAGGGTATGCAGTAGGCACAAGTATAAGGAATACAGGGCTAACAACTTGATCAAAGAGCGAGCTAGAGTAGCTAAGCGTGACCGAGACTATCCCGAAATGAATGCTGCAAGGGCTCGCAAGCGCCGAGCCGTCAAGCGCGGACTGCCCTATGTAGCTTACACGGCACAAGAGATCCTAACACGAGACAACGCGGTGTGCTGTCTGTGTGGGTTCGGCGTTGATACTTCGAACTTCCATATCGAACACATCGTGCCACTGCAAGTTGACCCACAGTTACTCCTCTCATACGGCATCCATGAACACCCTGGTGATGTGCCATGGAACGTATCCATAGCTCATCCATCCTGCAATAGTAGCAAGGCGCACCGTATGACGCAAGAGGACCATGCTCGTTACTTGCTGTGGTCATACCTATACAAGGAGTAGCATGTCTCTGAAGCGAGATTACGATGCAGACTGGAGCCGATGGTATGTGGACGAGGACACGGGGGAGCGTTTTGCAGGTGTCACCAGTATCCTGAATGTTCTCAATAAGGAAGGTGTCAACAAAGCCAAGCTCAAGAAGCAGGCCACCTACCTTGCGGATAATAGGAAGGAGATGGCAGGGCTTACGAAGGCTGAGTACATGGCACGCGTCAAGAATGATGATGTGTACTTGGATGAGTGGCGCGTTGCACGTGATGTGGGTACTCAGGCGCACAGTGTGCTTGAGGATTTGCTCGAAGGCATTGCGCCCGGGAATGGGTACCCTGAGGTTGAGGGGTGGGAAGGTCAGCACCCGCAGTTGTGGATGACACGAGCGTGGGAAGAGCTGAACGAGCAATTTGACGTGAAGCCTTTGCACAATGAGACCATGGTCTTCAGCCCGAAGTTTGGGTACGCGGGAACGTACGACAATGCGTGGCTCATCGACGGTGAGCTGTGTATGGTTGATGCCAAGACCAATAAGAACGGGCCGCGCGCCTCCGTAGGGCTTCAGAACATGGCCTACGCCATGGCGGAGAAGATGTACTTGCCTAACGGCGATGTGCAGGACAACGAGAAGTTCGAGCGCTCGCGTGTGTTCTGGGTGCGGCCCGAAGGATGGAACCTTTACGAACTACGCTTCGACAATGATCTGTGGGTCGACTTTCGCGCCATGCTACGCAGCTATCAGCATGTGAAGCTGCGCGAGGCGAGGGTTATCGAAGAGGCGTTGGTGGAGGATGGACTCACGTTTAGGAGGTGGTTCTAAGTGGGAATGGGAAAGGATGAAAACCTCTTGATTGGGTGGGTTGCCAAGGCGCTCGACCTATTGTCTGAGGTTGATGAGTTCGTCATGGGTGAGGAGTGGCGGAAGGATGTTGACGCTTTGAAGGTGCGCTTTCACAATCGCGTTAACGCCGACAAGTAGGAATTGACAATGTAGTCTCCGTGTGATAGAATACGGAGAGTTCAGAAAACGAAGTGAAGGAGATGCACATGGGTGCATGGGATGCGTTCGAGAGCACTGCCCAGGACAATCAGTTCATCCAGCTCAAGGAGGATGGTGATGAGTTCCAGGGCGTTGTTGAGTCCATCGAGCCGCACACCATCCCTGCGGGCACATTCGATCACCAGAAGGACGACCTCATCGTTCCTCGCGTGACGTTTGTGGGTGGCAAGATTTATGACGCTACGACCACTGTGGTTCGCAATGCGTTCATCGAGTTGGCTCCTGAGCCTGGTACGGAGATCCGTATCAAGCGCGTGGGCAAGCCGAAGGGCAAGACCTACATCGTGTACACGGTGAAGGAAATCAAGGATGGCGCTGAGCGTGGCGCCGAGACATCTGAGGACTTCTAAACCTCAGACTTGACACCGCGCCCCAAGGGTGTATACTTGGGGCACAAGGGCCTCTATCCCAACGGCAGAGGAAACAGGCTTAGACCCTGTACAGTGCGAGTTCGAATCTCGCGGGGCTCACAAGGACACAGCGCTGTCACAACGCAATAGTGCACAGCTAAGTCCTTAAGCACGAGTGGCTGGAATTGGCAGACGCGCCGCACTCAAAATGCGGTGTCCGAAAGGGCGTATGGGTTCGAGTCCCATCTTGTGTACGCACATCTACGGATGTAGCATGTTGATGTTCCTTTCTGTGTGTTGTACAGCACACTCCTTGTGGTGGGGAGTGTGCATCTTCGAATAGCTCAGATGGTAGAGCGCTCGGTTGAAGCCCGAGGCGCGGCGGTTCGATTCCGTCTTCGAAGGCCGTCCCAAGCGTCCTGGCAGGCAGGCCGTGGCTGTAAACCACTCGCCGCGAGGTTCGATTCCTCGGCGTGGGACCAAGGGGTATAGATGTTGATGGCGGCATATCTGACTTCCAATCAGAGTGGGCGAGTTCGAGACTCGCATACCTCACGTCGATGCACTATCGGGCTCTTAAACCATGGGTGCATCTTCATACCTTTGTAGCTCAGTGGACAGAGCGCCTCTCCCCTAAAGAGGGCGTCGTAGGTTCGAATCCTACCAAGGGTACCAGGTTTGTGCGCCTACCTGACCGCAATGCAAAAGTGCGCACACATATCTCTATAGCTCAGCCTGGATAGAGCGCTTGGCTACGAACCAAGAGGTCGGGGGTTCGAATCCCTCTAGGGATACTGTGCGGTTAGTCGACCACCGCGCCCAGGATCTGAAGGTGTGCAAGCCTAGGGAACACCGCACCGGACACCTTGGAAATCAAGTCGACGTATTCCTGGATCGTCTAATGGCAGGATGCCTGACTCTGAATCAGGTGGTCGTGGTTCGAGTCCATGTCCGGGAGCGCGGCTGTCATGCGTGACTACAGCCATTGAGGATAGCCAAACCCTCTGAGATTAAACGTTCACGCTATGGAGTCACGCATTTGGCGTGCTTATCGGTCTTGAAAACCGTGATGTCCTTCGGGATGTGGGGGTTCGAATCCCTCTGGCTCCGCATGTTGAAGACATTTGTACTACAGAGGAACGTGGACATCTCCGGAGTGTCAGGCACTGGCATTGTAGCTGATGGTGTGCTCTGGCAGGACGGGACGTGCACAATCAGGTGGCGTGGCGAGCATCCTAGCATCGCGCATTGGCAGGATATTGAGCACGCGAAGCAGATTCACGGGCATGGAGGGCATACACTGTTCGTGTTCGATGAGTAACACAATGGATTGTTGACAGAGTGGCAATGTGCTGGCTTGCTAAGCCAAGGCTTACCTTAGGGTAACTGGGGTTCGACTCCCTGACTTTCCGCGTTGCGCTCCATCAAATCGTGTGCTATGCTTCATGCATGGGACACAAGATGGAGTACAAGAAGCCCGAATGTCCGCACCTACGAACGAAGCGCCGTAAGGGCAAGGATGCCCAAGGCAATCTCATCTGGAAAGTGTACTGCAAAGACTGTGGTGACCTCATTGCTTTGGAGGATCGCTCCGAATAACGCTTGCTGACCGAGTGGCGAGGTGCTACCCTGCAAAGGTAGATGAGCGGGGTTCGATTCCCCGGCGAGTGTCCAACTTAAAATGTGATGATGTGAAGGGAAACATGGACATCACGGCGTGGGTACCGTGGTTGTTGGCCGCAGGGAATGTGTCATCAGCGTTCTGCACAGGCAAAGGTCTGAACGCAGGATGGGTGTTGTTGGTGTTGACACAGCTAGCTTTCATCCTGTATGCTGTGCTTACAGGTCAGCCGGGATTCTTGCTGCAAAACGTTGCAATGATCGCCATCGGAGTTTATAACTTCGTGAAGTGGCGCAAGCGAAGGAAGGGGAATGAAGATGGAAGATTGGAACGATAGGTTCTTGCAGTTCCTAGGGGATTATTTGCGTGGCACACGCCCTGAGCTTGACGTTGTCACGGTGACGTCAGTATTTCAGGATGCTGGTGACGCGTTCTCAGGTTGCGAGACCTGTGGATGGGGCTCGGATGATCCGCAGGTTGACATCTCGTATGTTGACGGCGCAGGTGATTCATGTAGTGTCAGCATTGACGGTAACTTGGCGAACATCTTTGGTTACTGACAACTAAATAGCCCTTCGGGGTTTTGCCTCCGTAGCTGAGGGGATTAGCACCTGACTCTTAATCAGGGGACGTAGGTTCGATTCCTACCGGGGGTACGTGGAAATCATAGTTGCCGGTAAAATCCTGAGCATGAACCGGACGGCGATGGAGTTCGCGGCTGACGACTTGCCTAAAGTCGTAATGCCTCTGTAGCTCAATTTGGTAGAGCGCCTCTCTTGTAAAGAGGATGTTGCGGGTTCGATTCCTGTCATTGGCTCAAGATACCCCGTGTCACGTCGTGATGCGGGGTATTGTCATTTGCAAAGGAGCGCAATGAAGCGTCACACATGGAAGCACGTAAGTGATCCTACGTGCGGCAAGCACATCAGCAAGCACTGTAGGTATTGTGGCGCGTGCCCTGGCAAGCCCCACGAAAACTTTTGCCGAATCGTGGGTAGACACCGCAAGGCATAGTGTGCTACACTTTCAGCATGGCAAAGAACGAGAAGCACACAGTGCAGTGGGTGAACTGGAACGGCAAGGGTGGCAAGAAGACCTTCTCAAGCGGTGTGGGACGTGCTAAGGTTGAGGCGTTCCGGCGAAAGAAGGCTGCTGAAGCTTCCGTTGCCGATTGTTGGATTGCATGGGCTTCGGCCCCAAAGCGAAAGGGCGTGTAAAGTATGGGTCTGAAGGATGCTTTCGGCGGAGACAGCAAATGGAAGCTTGGTCTTGGTACGAGCACTCACGGAGGCAATGCGTTCGAAGGTCGTGGCAAGGATCCTGCCGACGCTAACGCCAAGAGTGAAGCACGTAAGCTAAAGCGTGAAGTCAACGCCGCCAAGGGTAAGATCCGTGGATGCAAAAAGTGCACCAAGCAGGGGGTTTGCCGCAAGCACATCAAGGACTCCAAGTTCATCGCAGCGAACGAATAACGAAGGAACACAATGTCAAAGCTTGTAGGAATCACCGGCTTCGCGGGCGCAGGGAAAGATGAGTTTGCAAAATCCCTGCGCCTTCGGGCTGGGTTTGTCACGTTCGCAATGAGCGATTCGTTGCACGAAATGGCTTTGGTGCTCAACCCCTTGCTTCCATATGAAGATGGGCAACTCTACGAGTATGCTCAGGTCACTGCGGCGCTAGGGTACACTGAGGCAAAGAAAATCCCATCGTATCGGAAGTATCTTCAGGTCTTGGGCACGGATGCCGTGCGCGAGATCATCAGTGTTGATGCGTGGGTGTGGGCCGCCGAGCGAAAGTTCATGTCATTGCTCGCGGAGGGGAAGAATGTCGCCATCACGGGCATTCGTTACCCGAATGAGAGCAACATGATCAAGCGATGCGCTGGGATTAACGTGCGTGTTGTGCGTGAAGGTGTAGGCCCTGTGAATCAGCACACATCCGATGTCAGTGTCGCTGAGTTACCTGTAGATTACGTAGTGTTCAACAATGGTACGTTGCAGGACTTGGCCAATCAGACACAGGAGTTCATCAACAACTATAGTTTGTGACAGGAGACACATGTTTGAAGACGACGAAGTTGACCCGTACGCCCTCATCGATGGTATACTCTCGACAGAGGACCACACCATCGACGAACGGATGTGGGTTAAGTAGCGAAGGGAGGTGAGGACATGCACGGATGTTTGACTGCGCTCGTGATGCTAGCATCGGCGCTGATTTCACTCGTCATGCTCGGATTTTCCTTCGTGTACTTTGTGGTGTTGGCGATTGTATGGATTGTGCTGAAGGCATACAGTAAGTTGATTGGGAAGGATGAGGATGGCGAAGATCGACAAGAAGAATCTGTATGAGAATGATGTGGAGCGCCTGTATGAGCGCGTGGAATTGGTGGTAGGTTCGTTCCACGGGGCTTCAGGGGTTGATCAGGAACGTTTGCGCGATGCGGCTGACTATTTCCTGATCGCTTACGTGAAGTTGCGGCGCGCGGCAGGACTTGAATAGCAAATGGCCCACACTCAAATTGAGTGTGGGCCATTTGTGTTGTCGTTACTCGCCTGAGTTGTCCTCAGGGAGCTTCACGGGCACTACGATAGCGCTGAGATACGTCGCCAGGATGCTACCACCAACGATGGCGGCTGTGCCACCAACGTCAAGGTGCGCAATCCCGGTTCCGTCCGCGCCAATTGCTACAAGAAGGACCTGAGCCGCCGTACGAATAGCGCGGATCGTTGCATCCTTCCAGAAGGCTGCTGTGAACATTACACCGCCACAATCTGCACCTGAGGTGCTGCATTCGTTGAGTATGGAAGTACCACGCGCGTAGTACCAGCCGGAATATCAAACTGTCCAGGCTGATTCACCGTCACGCGCCACCCACCGGGAACAGTGGGTAGATTTGTGGTTGGGTTTCCGCCACCCGTGCCTCCGGCCGGACCCCAATTCAATAGACGACCAATGAAGATGTCCTCATTGTTCGAAATGATGTTGAGCACGGCCTTGCGGCCATCCCAAATGAAGGACTTGAACACCTGAGTAGGCGCCTTTTCCAAAGTTACAGGCTGCATTTCGTCTTCCTCATCTCGTACTACTGGAGTTGGTGTAGGTGTTGTGCCTCCACCTGCACCCCCGCCTCCACCACCTGTCATGTAGGTGGCAGCGAGAGTTCGCAAGGCGCCCATATCTCCGGGCAATCCGAATGGGTCGATCTTACGGCCCGCAGGCTTGCAGATTTCCTTGTGCCCTACGATGCGCGATACGGGGAGACCGTACGCACGGCACAATGCGGCGCACAGCTTAGCGTATGCACGAACCTGAACGTCAGGCCACGGCTGACCCGTGCCCGTGTTCTCAGCCTCAATGCCGATGGCGTGCGAATTGCCGTACAGCGAATCATTGATCGTTGCGCCCGCATGCCACGCCACACCATTCGAAATGATGTACACCGTGCCATCACGGCCCAAGCCAAGCTGAGCGAGAGGCCCAGCCAAATCCGATCGCCCGTTCGTCACAACGCCAAGCGAAGGGTAATTGCCTGTGGCAGCGCCTGCGGTGTGATGGCACACGATGCTCTGCACATTTGCCAAGGAACCATGATTACGTCCCTGCCATCCTGCTACCTCGATAACAGGAAGACCCGCAGACTTCGCAATGTTCGCTAGGTCATTCAGATACATAGCTGTCCTCCCACTGGGATGTTGAACACTTGACCATCAGTCATATGGACTACGAAGGTGCAAGCCAACGCATCGCCCTCAAACTTCATGCTCTCAATTTGAGGTGCGGGCTGACCATCAGCACCACGATCGCCTTGTGCGCCCGTGTCACCCTTATCTCCCTTATCACCCTTAGGCCCTGCTGCCCCTGAGGTGCCCTGTGCGCCCTGAACACCCGTTGCCGGGGCTCCATCCGCACCGTTGACTCCTGCGGCGCCTGTGTCGCCCTTCAGGCCCTGTGCTCCTGGAACTCCAGGGATGCCCGTTGGGCCTACGTCACCTTGCTCTCCCTTGTCACCCTTTACACCCTGCAATGGGGCAGGCTCTTGCTTGATGTCCTGCGCCTGCGCGCAATTCAAGCCCTGAGATTCAGCGAGCGCTCGATTATCGGTGCACGCCTGCGTCACTTGATCAGCGAGGACGTGAGCGTTGTTGTCACTCATCACCTGATTCCACGCAGCAAATGTCGACATTGCGAAGGCTACCCAAAACAAGACTACATAGATTGCCCTCTTCGTACGTGATGGTGCTGGGTTGTTGGTCATAGCAGATCATGTCCCGACTGAATTCGAATTCGGTGTGCTTCCTCCTGAGCGACCATACGCGCATTGCGCTCTTCGTTCAACTGCACACGAAGCTCACTCATCTCACGCCTCAACTCACTGATATCGGCGCGAAGTTCCTTGATCTCATCATCGTGAGTCTTGTTAATGCGATTCAGCTCTACCTCGTGCGCCAAATTGATGCGTTCCAGTTCGCTCTTGTGAGCGTCCCGCAACCTCTCCAATTCTGCCTGGTAGCGCTTGTCGCTACTCATCCATTGCCTACCTACGTAAGCAAGGATGAGTAGCACAAGTCCGATGGGGCCGAGAGTGGGAAGCGCGCCGAGGATTGCGGTGAAATCCATCGTATCTCCTCGACGTTTATTTTAGGCTACACGCCACACGCGGAACTCTGCTCCAATTAGTGTGCGCGAAGTACCTTCGTTGTTATACCCGTAGCACGAAATCGTGGCACCAGCGGCGAGATACTTCAAGCCCGATGTGAAGGCGTTAGTCTGTCCCACGGCGAACAATGGCGATGCGTAGTTCTGATATGGCGTTGCAGCGTACGACGTACCATCGTTAATGGCCAAGGCCCATGACGCTGTCGACACGAACGACATGTTGGCACCAGCATACATGGCATAAACACCCGCGCTTAGCGTGGTGAACATGTTCGTACCGTTCCACGTAATGCCAGCCGCCGCGTTCACGACTGTAGCTACAGTGAGCTTGTTAGCTCCTGTTGCCATCACCTGACCTGTACCTCGATATTCACCACCAATGCTACCACTACCACTCGCAAGCTCAAGAAACTGAACGCGAGAGTCAAGGTCACGGACATTCGCCGTCACCTTATTGTATTCGGCCGCCAAAGCCACTGTACCCGCAATGGCGTCCGTCATTGTCACGATAGCCATGTTATCCTCAGTTCCATACCAAGCTCTGATCCCAGCGGCCATACTGAGATGAGTCCCAAATACCCTGGCCCGGCGGGCGCAGAAGTTCTACGGAGAGTGTGTCCGTAAGTCCACCGTCACGCGCAAGCTTACGGTTGATGCCGAAGATCTGCATGCGCAAATTATCCCCAAGGCCGTCAGGATCTAGGACGCCCAAAGTATCTGCCAACTGAAGACGCGGGTCTCCAGGAATCTCCACATTCTGTGTCGTAGGAATTGGCTTCGCGGTGCGAGGGATAAGCACAGACATCAGACCTTCGTCTGCGTAACTCTGCTGGTACCAATCGCCCTTAGCCTCGAAGTTACGGGGACCGTAGGTTCCAACCGAACCGGAGTCGATAGAACGGAAGGTGACATCCTGGCCCTTGTTGATCTTGGTTCCATCGATGCGCAGCGCAGGCTTGTTGTCCGTCTGAACATTCTGTCCGGGACCGTTACCTACAGCGAAGCGTGATGTCTCCGTCCAGTTGTTCTGGACACGAAGGATCAACTGTCCCTGATCGTTGAAGAACGTGTACACATTCAACGTCACGTTCGTGAAGTTGGGCTCGCGCCATCCATCACCGTACAAGAACTGAATGTTGTACGCGTGCTCAGTCCACTGATCACTCCACTGTGCGAATGTATCGCCCGCAGGCTGACCTGTAGGCACTACGGTGCGGCGTGGTAGGCGGAATGGCTGAGAGAACTGCGCATCATCGATGAAGAGGATGAAGTCCTTCGTCGTTCCACCAGGGACCATGAACTGATCTACAGAGGTCGCCTCGAAGATTCGCTTAGGGGCACCCTGCGCAGTGTGCGAAGTTGCCTGCACACTGTAGATGTTTCGCACACTATCCAAGGAATTTGAAATTTCAAGCCCGGATACATCCTTCAACCCGATTGATCGAGTTGTGATATCCTGCTTCGCCTTTACGGTGCTGTAGTTCCAGAACCTAAAGACTCCATTCTCATCCCAGAACACGCTACCAAATTCGGCCGCCGCAAGGTCAGTGATTACTTCCCATGCATCCTGACCATTCACACCAGGGTTGAATGACAGAGTGTTCAACCCTGTGTCAAGGACGGCAGCGTACGACGCTTGCCTCCACAAATTGTTCTCAGGAGCCAACGATGTCTGCCCGAAGTTACGGAATGAGTAGCAAATGTCAAACATCGCTACTCGGTGAGTGACCTCTAGCAAACCCTGAAGCGACTGGAATGGGTATGTGCCGCTGAGAGTGAAGCCCAAGCTACCAAATGTTGAGGAGTTGCTGCCAACACGAATGTAAGCAGTCGATCCGAATGTGTAGGATGGGCACACCGTAGCGTAAACCTCTACGCTCTCCTGCCCGCTAGGGATGTTCACCTTGGCTGTGGAGTACACAGTCGCTGTGTTACCGTTCGTGATGGTCAACCACATCTGGTTGTTCTGCACACGAATCTTGGTACTCCAGTTACCACCCATCTGATACTCAAGCAATACCGTATCGGGGGCTGTGACGTGCCATGAAGAGTTAGGGAATCCGGCCGCAGTGGAGAATACAAACCCGAAGAAGTGCGAGCCTTCGAGCTTCGTCAAGTCACGGTTTGCAACCCAATACCTGAGGTAATTACCATCAGTGTTCGAGCCCATGGCCGCGAAGGCATTAGCCTTGTTCGTCTGGTCCGGAGAGTTAGGGTGCGGCTGAGCGCTCCTCTGATACATCGGGTTGGCGTTTGTAGGATATGTTACAGCCTGAGCGTTATCGACCCAACCAATGGTTGGCATGATCCCGTTGTTTCCGGACACGAAGACACCCACGCCATCGACAGTTCCTGAGTCCGGAAGACCCATCTCGAAGCGTGTGCTTGGTCGATACTTCGTTGACGACACGTTGCACTGCTGAAGGCACGCGTCAATGAAGACAGTTGTGTCAGCGCGCTGTGCAACCGTGCGCCCCAAGTTGTTCCAATAATCGGAGACTGCCCATGGAGCGAGGGTTACAGGCTTACGTAGCTTCTCTACACGATCCAACGCCGTGAAATGTACTTCGCCATCCGTGCGGTTTGGTGTGATGGTACTTAGGTTGCCGACGAACTGAGGGTAGAATACTGTGCCAAGCACAGTGTCTACACCAATGTCATACAGAACCTCAGCACCAATCTGCTGCTTCAAGTACAGCGGTGATAGGCCGTTGTAGGGAGAGAAGACTGCGGGGAACACCAATCCCGATGTAACATCCGTACCAGCGAGAGTGAACTTTAGCTGGGCGGCTGATGAACCTTCAATGAGCATCACATTTTCCGGCGCACTGCCCTTCAGCGCACGGTCAACCTCAGCGTCCTGTACAAACTTCGACAACTCGCTGAGGGCATGCGCGTACAGCCCATCACCATTCCAGTCGATGCGTAGACGGTGACGGAAGCGGCGTGTGCTCGCCAAGATTGCATCGTCAGCGGCAACCCCACCCTGAGTCTGCATGTCTTAAGCCTCCAACATACTTAGTGATGCGTTGAACAATGGATAGCGCGGTGATGTGGTTGAGAGGTCATCGATGATGATCTTCGACGAACCCCCACCCATGCGCCACGCTGATGCTGAAGCCGCAACCTCAACCTGCGGGCATGAAATGTATACGTTCTGAGCACCTGATGTGGGGAAGAACAATGTAGGACGGAATCCTGCATGCGATCCAGACTGTGTCACAGAGATACTAAATCGCGTCCACGAAGTCGTGATGCTCTTAGTGAAAGCTCCAGCACCACCCGTGTCAACACCATACTTGTTGCACGTATCCGCACGCATGTCAATGTTGATGTTAGAGTCTGCCTTCATGTACACAGACCACGTCAGCGTGTCACCAGTGCCCCACGGGATGAACTTCGTGGCACCATCGAAACGAATGAAGGTGTTGGTGGCTGACGAAGTTGTGGCCTTGATGCATCGCGATCCCGTCATGATTGTGGGCTGCGGCGGGAAGTCAAGAGCGAACTCTCGGTTTAGCAAAGGATGGAAGTAGAGACCGAGGTCATCAATTCCATGTGAGTATACGTTGCTCGCCTGAAGTGAGAGTAGGTTCTTCTGCAACGGGTTGATCATGTAGTGCGGGCCAGGGATTAGCTGTGTATACAACGCGCGCAACCACGTGATGTCGTCGGACGTTAGATACTTGAGATCCATCTCATAGCGAGAGCGGGATCCCAAGATATCCATCGTGCGAGCACCATTCAAGCCCTGGTGCACCGCGCCCGTCAATTCCTCCGTAACAGTGAGGTCAGTCTCTGGTGTGTAGACTAGAGGGCGCATTTCGCCGAGCCAACCCACATACCACGTTCCAGCTGTGTATGCCATTATCCTCGCCTTGCCCTTACGTTGTTAGCCTTGTTCACCAAGCGCGCGATGCCATTAGCGTCAAGCTCGACAGTCCATCCCGCCAAAGCTGCGGCGATAGAACTCTGCATGTTCGTGTCTACAGTTCCAGCCACGGCAACCTGCGCCAAGCCCGTAGCGGCGATGTCAGCGCCGTTTACGGACATCGCAGCACTCAACGGTACACCGAAGGAATCCGAGATTGTGCCTGTCATGTCACCAAGCAAGCTTTCCACGGGTGCGAAGCCAGACTTCAAACCTCCCGCTAGTCCCTGCATGATCAACTGACCAGGGCCAAAGAGCAACTTCTTGTCGACGCCCGCAGGTCCCTTCCATGAAGGAATCAAACCTGTCAGATCGCCAAGCAAGTCCTTGATCCTGCCGAACGCCGACTTGATACCAGACCATAGACCATCCAAGATGTTCTTACCGGCCTGCACAAGCCAAGATCCAGCACCAGCGAAGAACCCAATGATAGTCTTCGGGATACTTCCAAGGAATGCAACCACATTGTTGAACGCAGTTACGGCTCCATTACGAAGACCATTCAGAATATCCTGGCCCTTGCCAACCAACCAACCAATAGCCCCCGCAAAGAAATTTACAACCTTATCCTTGATACCTGCAAGCCAAGTGGTGAACTCCACCCACTTGGTGAATGCTCCCTGCTGCAATCCTGAAAGGATTTCCCCGCCCTTAGTCAGCAACCACTCAGGCGCTGTGGCGAAGAAAGTAAGAACACCTTCCTTAATGCCGTCAAGCCAAGCTAGGAACTCCAACCACTTCTCGAAGGCTCCCTGCTGCAAACCATCAATAATCTCGCCGCCCTTCTTAAAGAGCTCGCCAAACCAATCCGGAATGCCAGCAATGAAGTCACCAAGGTGGGCCAAGCCCTCAAGCAAGAAGTCGATGACGTGGATTACACCAGTGACGATGTCAATGAACGCCGAGAAGGCTGCAACCAAAACATCAAAGCTCTTACCACTGAACACATCGCCGATGGCCTTAGCCAACTCTGAGAATGAGTCCGTGATATCCTGAATTGTCTGCGGTGGGATTTGGTCGATAGCTTCGGCAACCTGCGTTAGGGCATCGCCAAACGCCTTGCCAAGCTTATCCCAATCGATCTTGCGGAAGAATGAATCGATGGCGTTGAAGAACTTGCTTACGCCAGGCTCTGCGGCGTTGAAGAACTTCAACGAATTTGTAAGCAAACCTGAAAGTAGATCACCAACATCGTTGATGAGGGTGCGGAAATTCTTAACACCCTTAACCAAGCTCCCATCCTGAATGGCCAAGTTGAAGAACTTGTCAATCTGGAATAGGAGATCCGATACAGCTCCACCGATGTTCTTGAAGATGTCGCTAGCCTGTGACGACTTCAGGAGCGTAGTGAGGAAGTCCTTAACGCCAGGAGCCAAAGCATCCAGGAAGAACTTCACATTACCTAGCGCTGTCTCCAATAGCTTCATGTTGTCCTTGGCCGTAACGACCTTGACAAGCTCACCAATGAACCCTGACGTTGCTACGGCAACACCATTAAGCCCACGCTCCAACACAGGGAAAATCGACTTGAGTTCCTTGAATACAGGAGTCAAGCTCTTCTCGAATGTATTGCTGAGAGTAGACTTTAGATGATCAAGTTCTGGTGATAGCTGCTTTGCGGCAGCCTTGACGCCATCAAATCCCAATACCAATGCGGCGATTGGGGCGCCAATACCTACGATCAAAGCAGGGAGAGCCCCAAGCCCGGCGGCGATAGCACCCACCAAGAACGTGATTCCTGCGGCAGCGGCAGCTAACAATGGGATCCAAATGACCAACTGTACGATCATCTGCGTCAACGAACTACCAAATGAGCGCGCGGAATCAGCCAGCTGTCCACCCAATTGTCCAGCCAGCTGACCAGCCTGCCCTGCGGCCCTTTGTACGAAGTTTCCAAAGCTCTCAACGACGTTGCTAAGCTTGGACATGCGGCGCGTAGTGTCATCGCCATCACCAAGGGCATTCTTCAGCCCCTTGCCAAGCTTTGCAGCCTCTGAGGCGGCGCCCTTAAGGCTCTCCTCAACCTTAGCCACGCCCCCATCCCTATCAATCTTGACGTTTACAGTTTCGTCAGAGATCGACTTTAGGAGGGCCTTCACCTCTTCAATCTGCGCCTTGAGCTTCTCCAAGTCCAGGGTAACCTGAACCTGGGCCTCCATGTTCTCGACTTCTTCGAGTTCCTTCTTTACCTTGCTGCGGAAGTCGTCAAGATTGGGGACAACGCGTACGGAGACGCGTCCTACCTCAGCACCACCGGCACTAGCCATTTCACGCCTCCTCTGCGTTTCCTTCTAGGTTCTTCATTTGCATCTTCACCATCTGTGCGAACGGGTTGTTGTCGTTTTCACGCTTTACACGCTCCGCATCGCCCGGACGCTGAACTGGCTTTGGTGGCTTTACCTTCTTCTTTGTGTGCGCCTGCACGAATGCGAATGTGTCAACTTGGATGGCGTCCAGCAAAGATGCGAAGAGATGGCGGTCTAGGGTCCAGCCCCAATATTCCTTGCCACCCTGTAGCATAGCCATTGTTCGTGATGTGTGAGGTAGCTCTAGCGCGAGGATGGCAGCCTCCCACACGGGCAAGCTGCCATCCCACTCTAGAACATCACTGAGTCGTAGGTTGTAGTATTCTCGGAAGTCCGCGAACATTTCCTCAGGATGTTCGTGGATTAGCCTTCCGAGCGTGAGGCTTCCCCCATGCCCACAGCCTCGAAGTAATCCGTGAAGATGGCGAACAATACCTCCATGTCGCCGTCGATGCCTTCAATCAGGCGATCAACGTTCTCATCACCAACCAACGTGATGATCTCGATTGCAGTCTCAGTGTATCGCTGCAAATCTTCGAAGCTCATGCTCTTCTTTTCGCCATCTTCGCTTTCGTCCTTGGAACTCAAGGCATCCGCAAGCTCAAATAGGCGCGTACGCTTCTCGAAATCGATGCGCAATGGGTTCTTCAGAACGACTACGGTGTCCTCATCGATACGGATGGGGTACTCTGCGGCCGTAATCTTGCTCTTCTTCTTGTAGGTGTCGAGACTGAACACCTTTGCCTTCGCCATACGCTTCCTTCCAAATGAAATATGCCCTTGAAACTCCGTGAGGAGCCTCAAGGGCATACTACATAAAGCCTAGATTAGCTGGCTACGGCAGAGCTTACACCGTTCCAAGAGTAAATTGGGTTACCGGCAAGCTTCAGGAACGTAGCGCGAAGAGGGAAAGCAGCGAAGGCGTCCGTAGACATCTGGATGCTGTCCTCACGGCGCAACGAAGTCGAAGCGGCGTGGAAAGCTACGCGGCGCGGTCCATCTACGATGATCACCAAAAGTGCACGATTGATCGTAGTCGTAGGGGCGTCCGTAACGTCGATAACGCCATCACCAGGAGTAGCGTCGGTGACACCGTAGTAGTAGCTCAATACCTGCTCATCGAACTGCAAGGCATTGAAGGTCACGAAGTCGGCAGGAGCCGCCGTCACAACCTCACGCAGAGAAGCGTTAGACCACGTACCCAGAACTGAGGAGTCTCCTCCATCAAATCCGAATACCGGAAGGTCATCACGCGACGTGTGGCCCATGCTATTGTAGCCAGGGAAGTGAGCGTCATCCATCGGGGTATACGATGCGATCAACGCACTTGAAGGTCGTGCGGTACCTGGCGCGGCAGTGAAGATGAATCCAGTGCCCGGAGTAAGTACCGCTGCATCAATGTGTGGCATGTCTGTCCTTTACGTTATGCTAGGGGCCTTAGTCCTAGCTGAATCAGGCTCTGGATGCGGAACGTCTCGTCATACGGCGAGTCGAACTGCGTAGGTCCCATGGTCTGCCTGTACGAATGGAGGTATCCAACGTCAGGGATTACAGTCTGGAACTTCACTGCGTCCCACAGAACTCGCTGAGCCCTCAACAACTGCCTATCAGTTTCCTCAATTCCGAGGGACTGAAGTCCGTAACACGTTAGCTCGATCACCGCGAGATCAAGCAATTCCGGGTCTACGGGAAGTCCGCCGAGGCGGCGAACGTTTAGGATCGGGAAAATACGATCCTTCTTCTCAGGGACCCACGACACTACCTGAGCGAGCGGGAACGCTGTCTTTAGGATAGGAATCACGACTTCCTGTACGCGAGGCATCTCCTCCATTACACAACTCCGTCGTGATACCAATCGATGAAGAGATGCAATCCACGGATGAATTGCCTCTTCGTTCCCAGCTCTTCGCGGCCAAGGTAATGGCCAAACTCAATGCTGAGAGCGGCGGGGTCAACGAGGGATGCAAACGCATCAACTGTGCCTCGTGACACTTCGATCTTCGCATTTCCAGTCTTACGGTGCGGGGCAAGTCGACCTTCAGCGATGCGGCCAATTTCCTTCGCCGTATCATAGACTTCCTTGCGCACACCAGGGAGATGCGAAATCTTACGATTGAGTTCCTTCTCAGGCATCAAGTCAATCATGGCTTATACCCTTCGAAGTGAGTAGTCGACATGGCCCGTACGAAAGGAATGCCTGAACAACTTAGGCCAACCGTTCACGGCCCACCTCAACCCATTCCACTGAACCTGTGAGGCGAAGTTGATTTCGCGAGTGTAGGACCGTGGTAGGCGCATTCGGTAGATGCGCTCAGTGTCGTAGCCCTCTTCGTCCTGCTCCGAGCGCCTGGCCGACGTACCACTCTGAGCTTCAACCTGAATCACAACGTTCGATACGGTTTCGACGTCTGTGGTTGAGGGGCGCCACATCTTATTCCCATCGGCGGAAGTCCATGACTCCCCATGATAGATTGTGACAGTCTCATGCCCAACATCAAGTAGCGACATTATGGCACCCTAACTGTGAATCCCCAAGACGGCGGGCACCAATAGTGAGCGTCGGGCTGACGTGCTCCGCCCTCAATCCTGTCACCGTAAGGATCTGTAGGGATAATTTGGAACATATCTGAGCCTGAACCCAACCATTCCCATTCTACGGGGAGAAGTTCGAGCATTCCATTCGAGCCCTGAGATGCACGCTGATACGAGTAGTTGCCGTCAGTCTCGGATACATAGGCATCTGGATTTCGCAATACGCGGACCACGGCGTTTGTCTCCACCATGACGACGATCCGCTCGTAGTTAGCGCTCGCAGCAACCCTATCGTCTAGATCAGGGATGCGAGCCCTGATCAATGCCTCAACGTCGTCGAGAAGAACCGTAACCTGATTCTCTTCCTCAGTGCTCAGGTCACGGCCAAGGCGAGACTCTACGTCTACTACCGTTGCATAGGCCATTCGCTGACCACCCTTTCAAGCTGTGTGATGCATGCTAGTGATTCTGCATGCGGGTCAAGTTCTGCAATGCGCTTCCTCGCGAGGAAACTTTGCTGAGCATAACTCTGATCGTTAGTCAACATGTCTTCAATTACATGCTGCCAGTGATCAATGTTGTCGCGATCAATGAAGATCCCGGCATCGCCCAATGATTCCTTTAATCCGGGGGTTGGGGTTGCCAACACTGGGATCCCAGAAGCAAGAGCCTCAACTCCCACCATGCCATAGGATTCGTAGATACTAGGCATTAGGAGGAGGCGTGTCTTGCGCCACACGTCGTCACGCATGTTTGTCGTCTGTAGTTGAAGCTCGACATTATCCCAACGTTCGTATAGTTGAGGCCCATGCCCACCTTCTACTCCTAAGAATTCTACATTCGGCAAGCGCCTGGCCAACTCATAGAAAATCTCAGCACCCTTATGCGCATTCAAGTTTACGAGTGTAACCTTTGATCCCGAGATCGTTTCGTGATCTTCAGGGAAGACGGGAGGGTGAACGACACATGAATCGTGAGTGTAGGAATTGCTATACCATTCCTGCACCCATTCGGTGTTGTAGATTACGAAGTCTGCGCCCACGTCTAGGAGTGGGTGTGTTCGGCCCTGATGCTGATTGTTGTTGTGAATCAACTGCACCATCGGGATGTTGAGATACTGAGCGTATGAACGCGCTGCGAAAGTTTCGTGGTGATGCGTGATAATGATGTCAGGGTTTAGATGCTGAAGGCGATTGAACCCCGTGAATTCGGAAGTCTCACCATAACACTGCACCCCATCGTAAACCCACTCGCTATGAGCTTCGTATGTGGCGATGATGCTGACGTCATGCCCTGCGCGTTGCGCGTTCTTCATGAGGTTCAAGATCATCACCTCACTGCCAGCGTAATGATGCGGCATCATGAAGTGAACGTATGCTACGATTTTCATTGCGCGCCTTCCAACGCAAAAGAGCGGGGAACTCGGGAATGTTCCCAGAATTCCCCGCTCTTAAGGGAGAGATTACGAAGTGCCGTTTGCTGCGCCCGGTACGTCGTCAGAGATCAGCTCACCCTGCGGAGTGGTTACCGTGAAGGCAGGAGCAGTGCTGTCGGTGTACTTGACGAAGGCAGTAGGATCTACGAGCCATCCGAAGGTAGTCTCGATCAGGATCGCAACCTGGTTCGTCTGCCATAGGTTGACCTGGTCGCCATTAGCCGAGCTAATAACACCAGTGTCGGTAACCTTGACACGAACCTGGTCCGCGTAACCGTATACCAAGCGGCTCCAGTCGCCCAAGATGGCGCGAGTCTTAGAGTCGGTACCACGGCCCACAGTTCCGGAAACTGCACGTCCCTGCTCAACAGGAAGACCCGCAAGAGTACCCAAGCTCTGCTGTGAGAGGTTCAGGCCACCCTGGAAGATCAGGTTGTTGTTCTGGTCGCGCGCAGTCAATACCGGAGGCACGAAGCGCTGATCGATGGCGAAAGCGTTCGGGTTGAAGCCAGCGTTAACCAGCAACGCCCAACCATTCGCCAAGTCGACGTCTAGAGTTGCGGCAGTAGTGGTGTAGTCGACAACGTTAGTCGTCGCGTTCACCCACGAGTTACCTGAAACACCAAGCAACGGGTCGCCGGTGTCGGGACGCTTGCCGTGGAACACAGCGAGGTCAATACCACGTCCAACCGCACGGGCAAGCTGAGCGGTGATGTCGCTCCACATTCCGTTGATGTTTGCTCGCGCAAACTCCTCGGATGCGGTTACGATAGTCGCCAACTTGATCGGTGCGAATGACTGGCTGTCCCACGCCACACCACTAACAGGCTTACGGTAACCCTCACGGTCCTGTGGTCGAGTACCGACACCAACCTGACCAACCTCAGGCTCAACACTCTGAACCGGGATGACAGTTTCGCCGTAACCTACAGGCACCTGACGGCCGAGACGCAATACAAGCGAAGCCTCCTGCGCCTTAGTCCATAGAAGACCTGTGGTCTCCTTAGGCATAAGGTCATCAGTCAGATACGCAAGGCGCCCCTGGTGACGATCGGCCCTATTCGGGCTGACCTCATTCTGGTATGCCATTTGCTATCCTTTACTTATTCCATCCCAAGCGATTGTTGACGAAGTCGCCAAGCGCATCTTCTGGGCTAGATGTCTGGGTATTTCCGAGTCCGGCACTGCGGTCAATAGCGCGCCCAGCGGGTGCACCTACTCCGAATGCCTTCACAACTGCCTCTGCGTCGGCCTTGATCTCGTCGATCGTGTTTCCACGCAGGCGATCAGCGAATGTCTTCAGAGATTCACCGGGAACTCCTGCGTCAATCGCAACGTCAATCTTCAAGCCGAATAGCTTGGAATCCGTCAACTCGTTCTGAAGCGTCGTGTTCTTGTTCGTCGCCTCAGTCAACTTGCCGTCGTATTCCTTGCGAACCTCTGTCTCAACCTCAGACTTAGCGTCCTTCAGGCGAGCGCGGTAAGAAGCCGCATCACTACGTGCACGGGACAGTTCATCCTGTGCCCACTGCGGAAGTTCCGAAACCTTAGTTGCGGCAGCTCCAGCCCCATCCGTGCCTGCACCATTATTCTCAGTGCCAGCATCAGCGTTTTCGGGCATTTTCAACCTCCTGGGTTAAATAGCAAGTTCCAGACTCGCTTCGTCACTCATTACGCTACATTACGTGTCAGGGTTGTCTCATCCTGCTGAGCGTTCTTGCTGTAAATTAGTTGACGCATTTCGTTCAGGATCATGCGCGTATTGCGCTTGCTCTCATTTCGACGCAAATCCTTCGCGACATTCTTACGTGCCTTGTCATAGATCTTGAAGGCTGCGTTCTCTTGTTCCTGCGTAGGATAATTGTCGTACTTATAGATTGGGACGGCGACACATGTGCATCCTGGATGCCACTTGTTCATCATTTCGTTGATCTTGTCGGTGTCCTGATCCAAGATCAACTTCTCAAGCTTATCCGTGCCGTGCTCCCACCCTGCCGTCTTCGCGGAAGTGTGGTACACTGGGCCACGAGAGATCATCATGGTGCAGAACGCGCAGGTCGGAGGCTTAGGATCGAAGCGCGCGATGCCACGAATTGGGAGGTTATCATCGCGAACACCCTGAATGATGGTGCGTCGAGCGCCATCCTCCACAGTCTGCTCTACCCTGTGGACGGCTTCCTCGATCAGCGCATCACTGCTGAAGCCCTTTTGCGCGTGCTCGAAAAGTGGGAGCATCTGCTGCCTGAACCACTTCTCGGGGTAGTGATCATCCTTGAAGATGTCCTGAGGGGCTACCGAAGGGACCTGCGCAGCGCGGTTATCATCATAGAAAATGCGCGCCAAATCTGTCGCTTCATCTCGGTATGGCTTCACGACACGGTAGGTTACATGGATGAACGCGTCCCAATCACGAACGCTCATCGCGCCTGTGAGGAACTGCTGAAAGATATGTACGAGCGCGGCAATCATCCTCGTTAGGATGTTGCCCTTGCGCCTCGCGTATTCATTCAGGTCCATGCGTGTAAACTACATCCTACGAAGCTGACCACGCACTACCATTCCAGTAGCGCATGCTTGATGAAACCCACGCGCTCCCAGTCCAAGCTAGTGCCTCAGGCACCGCAGATACGCCGACAGGCGTGTTCATGAGCGTGCTAATGGTGGCTTGATCTAGGGCTTCGTCGTAGATACGCAAATCATCGATAATCGTGCTGACTGAATACCCCATGATTTGCAGCACACCATCAGTCTTCAGTGTGCCGGACAATGCGGCCGTGGTGACCAACGCACCGTCAAGATACGCACGAATGTTCGAGCCATCGAATGTGCCCGCGATGTGGTGATACACGGTGTTGATGTCCGCAGGGATTGTAATGTCGGCAGGAACCACAGTTTCAGCTGTGTTGCGCCCACGCACACGTAGAAGCCCACTCTGAACCAAAAGCCCCCACTGCCCAGTATCACCAGCCACGTTGTAGAACTCCAATACCCAATCCAAGGATGGGAGTGGACCCTTCAACCAAAACATGAATGTTCGATTGTTGGTTTGCCCAACATTCGGTGGCTTGGCTTCGTTGTTTCCGCCGTCCTGAAGACCCTTATCTGTATGTCCTCCGGCTACGCGCGTGCACGTACTCCCCGCTAGACTCCAATCGCCCGCACTTCCGTAGTTCAGGACATTGCCTGACGCCTCGTCGAAGTTACTCGCAATAAGCATTGTCATTACGCGCTCGCAGGAATCCAGACATCTCCTACAGTGAGATTGATGTCAGTCGGGGCGTTCGTGGCCAATGATCCGCCGATGAAGAATGTGGCACGTCCTGAAGCTCCGCGCGCAGGCCAAACTCCGGCGGCGAACTTGACATATCGCGGTGTGTCGTTTAGACTCGAAGTGTCAAGCTTCCCAGCGAGAGAGGTGTCTGACTGTGACTTCGTGTAGTAACGAACATCCCCACGAGTGTCGTTATGATACTGCGTATGAGGATCGGCGGCAGCTACGTGACTCGCGATTGCAGAGGATGCAGTGCCTGTTGCCTCCTTTGACGCAAGTGCCGCGTCTAGGCCCGTTACCTCAGAAGTCGGATGAACATGCGCCGATGGAGTGAAGGTTGTGGGCTTGCTGAGCACGTTAGCCCACTCGACACTACCAACACTAGTGCTCACCGTCACATTACCGCTAGCGTCCGGAAGAATGCCGTTGACGCTGAGAACCTGACGGTACAATGCGGGGGCGGGAGCCATCGCAGTGAGCTCTGACAGTACAAGATCAGGCCCTGCGGGTGTCATGATGACGTATGGCTTGCGATTTGGTCGGTTGGCGAAGCGCTCCACAACCAAATAACCCCAACCCGGAGGAGTCACATCGGGATCGTCCGTGGCGGGCAATGTGACATCCAACAAGCCATTCTGAAGCGTGGCCTCCACTGGGGAAGACATCTTCAGGATTGTCACCCCTGATGCTGCGCGTACGCGCTCAACTGTGGGGTAAAATGCAATAACACCGTCCGCGACGCCGAACCCATCATCAAATTCGATGAATGAATCAACGACACGAACGGTGCTTACGTCGTTCGGTAGTGCCATGTTCATGACTCCTAAAGTCAGGCTACGAGGATTTGAACCTCGATCCCGCGCGTCCAAGGCGCTCACTCTGCCAAGTTGAGCTATAGCCTGCTATTGTTCACCGTGCGGTATGTACCGAACGGTGAACACGTGGAGAGTTCGGGGCTCGAACCCGACACCTTCAGTTTGCAAAACTGATGCTCTACCTACGATGAGCTAAATCCCCATAATACCAAATGATACATTGGACTGCCAGATCCGTACCACTGGCATCACCCGTCCTGGCAAACGGTCTGCCTACACATTTCGCCCTGACTGGACGAAAGCTTCAGCATTGTACTCCGTGAGGGATTTGAACCCCCGGCCTTCTCCGTGTAAAGGAGTTGCTCTTCCACTGAGCTAACAGAGCTTGAAGCATAGGGCACAGCGCGTCGCCTGTTATTTAAATTTCCCTAAGCTGGCCATGGCTGGGAAATCCCTAAGCGTCCTGTGTCGAGGAATCGAACCTCGCCAATCCACGTTATCAGCGTGGCCTATTCAACCAGCTTAGTCACACAGGTTGGTCGCGACGAAGGGAATTGAACCCTTACTTTCTGAGTCACAGTCAGATGTGTTAACCGTTACACTACGTCGGCGATAAATCGAGCGCTGGTCCCACAGGATTCGAACCTGTATCTCCGGAGTTAACAGCTCCGCGCTTTGCCGTTAAGCTAGCGACCATCATGTATTACACTTCAAGAGCGAACTGCGCGCCTTCAGGAAGATCCTGATACTGCTCGATCTTGTCAGCGTTCGACAAGATCCAAGGACCCCCGTAAACGCCTACCCAATCAGTAACACTAACAGGTGCACCGCTGGCTGTCAAGTCCGTCCCATCAAGGATGAACTCCAAGCCTGGCCACTCACTCTCAAGCTCAGCGAGATTACTGCCCGTCCACTGCACCAACTTGATTCCGGACGGCTTGGCCATAACATACGACATACTGTGTATCCTCGTGTTTTGTTTTCCTAGACACGTACGCATCCAAGTTTGGTAGCGCAGCTCGGAATTGAACCGAGAGCTTCAGGCTTATGAGACCTGCATGTTACCTTTACACCACCGCGCTATGTGCAGAGAGGTTTTACACAGTCACCTCTGCAAGACTGTCCATCGGTAGCGATGAAGCGCTCCTGACGGGACTCGAACCCGCGCTCACTACCGTGACAAGGTAGTGCTTTTGCCGCTAAGCTACAAGAGCAAATCTAAAAGACCATGCGGTTCCTTAGGGGAGGAAGTGTACCGCAAACCACCCAAGACCCACGCCGTTCCTACACATAGAGTATACGGCGAACTTAAGCGTAGTCCCACGGGGACTCGAACCCCGATCAACAGATTGAGAATCTGCTATCCTCACCGCTTGGACGATGGGACCACCAACACACTTTAACCGTCTAAGTGTGTAAGGACTTAGGCACGAGATGAAGGAATTGAACCCTCGACTGCGGGGTTGGAAGCCGTTGTGTTGCCTCTACACCAATCTCGCAATCGTATTCTACATCATGTGCCTCGTGTTGTCAACCCCTACTGGCAAGCCTCGCACTCAGTGTCTGTGAGGTCACATGCAACCCCTAGATCCCACTCTTCTTCGGGCATGTTCTGCGCCGTATACGGAGCATCATCCGCGTAGATTTCGTAGGGATCAAGCTGAGCGGTCATTAGTTAGCGCCTCCTGCGTTGTTGGTGTTGTTCTGCTGTCCACCCGGAGACTGTACCACCTGAGCGGCACTCGGGTCAACCGCCTTCGTTGCCGAAGTTGTCTGCATTGGGAACAACGGCGTAGGCTCGGTACCCATCAAGGCGCCTAGGTACTCTACACGCTCCTCAGCGTCCCAAAGCTCCATCTGCTCACGCTGCTCAGGAGTGTACTCCATGTCAATGCGTGCCTGCTTCACAGGGATGATGGCCTTGCCACCCGTAAGCTTGATGGCCGCATCAGCCTTCGCGGCGTACGTCGGCGTGCTCGGGTCTGCCAGGATGGCCTCAACGCGTGTCAATTCCTCAGGCACCGCACCGTCCATCACAAGGGCTGCGAGCTTCATCACACGCACCCAAGTTGTGGCGAACATCGCGCCCTTCAACTCGCACGTCTTCACCAACCTGGACTCCGCTGAGCGGATGGCTTCGGCGGAGGCAGGAGTCTGAGATGAGAACGACAAGTACTGAGGCGGTAGCCCTGTGTAACTAGCCACCATCTTCGACAATTCCTGAAGGACGTTGGTGTAGTTCGAAAGCTCTGCGGCCGAGAACTGAGATGCCTTCGCATCCGAATCACCAAACGCCAAGATGCCCGCCATGTATGCCTTGTATTGGGCGGCAGGATCCTGATTCTGGATGATGGCATCCTTCTCAACGCCGAACAATAGGCGCTGCGGTGTCGCCATCAAGTCTGACGCCACGCGCATGTTGAGTACCACTCGGGTTGCGATATCCTGCGCCGAACGTAGTTCAGGAATAATTTCCGAACGCCCAAACCTATCGCTGACGCGCTCACGATTCAAAGATGGGACAATTGGGACGATGCCCAAATTGTGAATATCCTCAAGCGTGATCCTATACTTGCCGTTGCGGGCATCCTCAGCATACGTAGTACGATCCGGAAGGTAGATGGTGTACTGCTGATCTACATCCTGATTCTCGATGGTGTTCGGGTCGAAGTAAAAGCGAACGGCCCAATTGACGCGCTTCGTGCGGCGATCAATGTCCACCCACATGTGCTGCGGAGACTCCACACGAATGATCGGTGCATCGGCGGGATGCCCCGCTAGGATGTCCTCATTCGTAGGAGCAGAGACGGAAACGAAGGAACGCCCGTGAATGAAGGTCTCCAGGAACGAAATGTTCGACTCCTGTGCCAAATCATTCACCTTCCACCAATCCTGAAGGCGAGCGTCGAAAACATCCGTCCCATCGGGCGTGCGAAAACCAAGGATTTCAATGCGCGCCACTAGAGAATCCAAATACAACCTAGACCAGCCTACGGCAGCCTTGATGTCACGGAACTCTACAGGAACGCTGTGACCCTTGCGGTCCAACATAACCTCAGCCTCGTAGTAATTACTGTCCTCTACGAGCTTGTTCTTCTCGCGGCCCAAGTTCTCACGGGCCTCATCAATGATGTCCTTGATTGTGGCCATCAGATAATCTCCAGGCTCTTCTTACGGTTGTGCTTGGTCATTAGGTATTCCTGCCTCGCGCCGAATGCGAGCACGGCGGTTACGGCAGCATCGATCTTGTGCTGCGAATCCTTCGATTCCTTGCCAATTCCAATGAGATCATAAGTGTCTGAAGGTCGCTGTCGAGCATTCAGCACGTGCTGTCGAAGCACGCGATTGCCATCATGCCTAATTCCGCCATCGATAACGGCGTTCTTGAACCTCTCGCACTCAATCAAGAAATCGCGCTTACCCTTCGATCGCATATCGTACGCAATCAAGTTTCCAGGGCTCGCCTTGACGACAAGATCCTTGCGGAAGTCGGCACTCCACTGATCGATATAGCTTTCGAATTCCTTCACGTCAGCTCGGAATGAGACTACATCGTAACGAGCGAAAGTTTCCCTGACCGCGCGGTCTACCGCAGTCGTCGGGATCTTCTCATTCGGGTAGGACTTGGGATTCCAAATGTTCAATGCAAAGATCGACCCATCTTCTACGCGGCACGCCACCAAAGCTGTGTGGTCTCGTCCACGCGAACCATCGAAGCCCAGGGTGATCATGTCACCATCACGGAGAGTAAGCTGAGGAACACTGATTGCATCCCACTCCCACGGCGTTAGCCATGCGTCTTCGGCGGCGACAATCTGATTCAGATACTTTCGACGAGCTTCACTGACGACCGTTCGCGGATCAGCAATTTCCTCGACCAAACGTGGAACGTCAAGCCAAATGCTGTCCCCTCGCGCCACTGTAAGACCGTGGGAAAGAGAATTGTATTCGTTGATATCTGTGTCAGCGGGCGCTTCGAGAGCGTCATAGAAGAACTTCGAGAAGTTACTTTCACCCGCCATGATCTTCTCGAACGCCTCGTAGTCCTGCTCAGCGATAGAATCCTGACCTGGACGGTGTGCGTTGCAAATCGAGAGGCGACGGAAACTTCCACCACGTCCCTTGGCGACGTTACCCTGAATGGCACCCGCCATCTCATGCCCATTGTTGTTCTCCAACCAAAACTGAGTTTCGTTCATGATAACGAAGTGCGAACGGCCGCCCTCAAGTGACTTGGGGCTGGACGTTACGGCCTCAATTCGACCACCAGACTTCTTGTGGATGATCTCCTTGTGCAACTCAAGCCCGTAGTCTGTGATAAGCTGCGGGGAGCACATCGTCGGGAACAACGTGAAAGTGTTTCGGGTCTGATCACGAGAAACAGCCGCAACCTGAACCCAAGGGGCTGGTTGCGGCTTGCCAATTGCCTCGCCCTGTGTGTCAAAGTGAGAGAACGCAGTTGGGGCGCATAGTTCAATTAGGCACATGGCGGCGGCGAGGGGGTCCTTACCCCAACCCTTCATCCTACGCACAACGCCAGAGTTGAATAGGAACCTTCCATTCTCGTCGATGGCGTACCACCACAAGATCAAACGCATTTGCTCGTCTGTGAATAGAAATGCCTCACCGGCATCAGGGCCGTCAGGCTGATGGAGATACTTGAAGGCCCACGCCAACACGTACCATCCGAGTGTATGCTTAGGTAGACCCTTCGGCAGGGTCGTCTGCTCTAGCGCTTCGCTCAATGGGCTTAGACGCAAGGAGTCCGTCATGGGGGTGCCTCTCCTGGGGGCGTAGTCGACGCTGACGCCTGGTCAGCTGAGCATTGCGCCCCTCCTTCGCCGACTTATGGCGATGGCATGGGGCGCAAACACCCTGCAAATTGCCAAACGAATGATCGTCTCCAGGACGAATGTGGTCCGCTTGTGTTGACTTGAGGGTGCATCCGGGGTATCGTAGTTTGCAGAGAGGATCACGGGTCAGGATGTGTGGCCTGATCACCGTGAACCAATCCTTGGGCAACCTGGAACGGCGATTACTCGTATCCCAGGACATTACGCGCTCTGACGTGCAGCTTCAGCCTTCATCATGCGATCCTTGAAGTTGAGAATGAGGACTTCACTCTCATCGACAACATCCTTCTTCTCCTTGCGTACGATCTCAAGGCGGAGACGGCGGCGATCACCTTCCGTAACCATCAAGTTACTCATCGCAGTCTGTAGCGCCTTGAACATTTCGCTGGACGGGCGATTCGAAGTGACGATAGTTTGCATGATGAAGCACACCAAGCGCGCGTATTCCCAATCGCTTGGCTCGTAAAACTTTGCCTGTCCGCTAATTACGAGTGAATCGTAAAAGTCCACCACCATTGGGTGAGGGTCGAACGGCATGTTCAAAGGTGGGACGATTACTTCGCCCAAAACTTCGAATTGATCAGAGTCGTAGTCGGGTGACTGACGACGTACGCGATCTTCATCGCGCTTAGGCACCGGGCCTGGCATTTTTGCCTCCTGTATTGAGAGCCTGTCTCACGTGTGAATTCTACATTGCGCCCCGCGATCCTGCGCAAACGGAGGGTGTCTCCGCTTAATTGACCTTCTATCCCGTACAAAACCCCGATTCCGCT